AGGTGAGTTTTTGTATCATCATTTAGTTCCTTACCTTGAAATGCTATCTTCTTAACAATCTCAGTAAACTCACCACCTTCAGCAGTAATACCAACAGCAGCGGTCAAAAGACGTTCAATGTTTACACCTTTTTCTTTTAAATCATATATTCGAGCTACAAATTCTTCAGCATCTTTTGAAGGAAAACTTGTAGTAGAGTCAACAAAGTCAATATATTTGTTGTAATCAACAGTAGGATCAATAGGAGTTGTCATAGTTACCATGCCCAATTAACAATAGAAATTCGTGTTCCAGAAGTTACAGGAAGAACTTCATGCCTGTACATAAATGCAGACGGAAATATTATAACATCACCTGTGATCATTTGCATGTCCTGTCCACAGATAATTAATTCTCCACCAGTGTATTCCTCACTAACATCAGTAATGACGCTTACAACAGGCACTCCCTGTTTTTCTGGTGGTGCTTCTCTAAACAATGAATAGATTAGATCTGCATGTTCTTTCATGTAGTCACCCTCATTATACTTATTTAAACGAGGAGGACTCATATATTTAATCATTTTATCGGGAGAATGTTCCCGACAATACTTTTTTACTAAGTCATAAATTACTGGACTAAAAATAGAGTGTGCTTCTTTATCACAAATGTAATTTATTTTTGGATCACTTATATCTTGCTCTTGTGCTTGACCAGGAGCATACCATTGATGTTTTGCCCATTGATCAAACTCTAAAGTAAAATTATAATCAAGTATATCTTGAGGAAGACGATACTTGTTTACATAATCTAATAATTCCATTCAGCAAATTTAGATAGTCGTGCTTGATTCTTTTTGAGAGAGTCAAGTGAGTCTGCTACGTCATCATCTTCAGCATCATTTATTAGTTGCTGTTGAGAATCATCAACATCGTGTAGTTTCATCTTAGCACGATCAATACCAACTACAAATTTTCTATTAACAGTTGGATCATTGTATCTGTTCTTAAGTTGTTTAACCAAGATTTTATTTTCTGCCTCTAACTCGTCAGTGCTGATAAGAGCGAACATGAGATCAGCAGTGGCAGGTAGACCAAAGGATTCTGAAGTATCAGTAAGGTCAACATCACTATTACCATAACCAGACCTAGTAGTCTGAGTAGCGGATACAATGGGTAGATCAAACTCACAGGCAAGACCTCTGAGTTCTTCAGCAATTGCTTTAACATAGGTGTAAGAATTTACAATAGCACCTTTGTATCTAACACTAGCACAGATGTTAAGATAATCTACAAATATTATATCAGGTTTGAACTGTTTTTTCAAGGTCAGATCATTCAATAAAGAACGAAAATGTCCTGCGTGTGCAGATGCTGTAGGGTATTCTTTAATTATAAGTTTACCTTTAGTTTTACGTTGTAAGTCAGAGATCTTAGATCTAAACATTACTTGTGGAACATCAGTTAAGTCTTTGATGTTGATGTTGAGACAGTTTGCATCAATTCGTTCAGCAATTTTTTCTTCTGCCATTTCAAGTGTAACATAGAGAACGTTACGCCCTTGCATGAGCGCGGCGCTAGCCATGTGGCACATGAATAAACTTTTCCCGACACCAGTACCAGCAAGTGCGACATTGAGAGTCTTGTTAGGGATACCACCTTTTGTAATATGGTTAAACTTCTCGAGATCAAACGGTATTTTTTCTTCATCTCTATGATAAAATTCATATCTTTCGTCAGCAGATTCTATGTAGTCATGTCCAATATGCTCATCAAAAGATACACTAAGAGCATCCTGTAGTATTGAAGGGATTGCATCTTTCTTTACTTTCTTGTCTCCACCATCAGCAATCTTAATAGACTGCATAAGTGCATTATAGATAGCACGTTCTTGACACCATTTTTCTGTTGCGTCAACTAACCAATTAAAGTCAACCCACTCATCAGTATAAGAAGCAATCTGATCTATAGAGCACTTGTATGTTTCATCTGTAACATCATTTCTTTGTCCTAAACTAATCCTAAGGACTTCTTTCGTGGGCAACTTATCATACTTACAAGAGAAGTCTTGAATCTCTTCAAA